ACTTTCCGTTTAGGCACAAGTCCAGGCCGTCGGTCTTGCACACGTAGCATCTCCCGACCTTCACGGCCTTCACGGACGCCTCTTGAACACCAGAACTGCTTGGCCCGGCCTCTTCCCATACTTGTATTCGCAGAAGACTTCAAACCCGGCTCCGAGAAAGCATGCCAGCACGATGCTCAAGACGGCAGTCTTCGGCCTATCTTGAGCATGGATGGCCACGACCCCAGACGGGGCAAGCGTTCTGACGGCTCCATCCACGAGCGGCTTGGCCACGCCGGAAACCCAGTCTCTGCCTCTCGACTTCGACACGCCGGCGCCGTAGTTTTCCGAATCGAAAAACGGAGGGCTCGCCAAAATCAAATCGAAACGGTCTGACGTCGACCCAAAGAAGTCGGAAAAATCGGCGCGCGTGCATGCTGCGCTCGCAGGAGACATGCTGGAAAAGTCTTCCGATATGCGGCGAGCCCCGGAGACAGAGAGTTCACTGAGGTCTGTTCCGACGAACGACTTAGCCGAAGAGCACATGAATCCGAGGATTCTTCCTCCCCACCCAAGAAACGGATCGGCAACCGCTCCGCCTCTGGCAAACTCATTCACGATTGCCGCAGCCGCGCTTGGAAAGAAATGGGATGGCATCATGACGTTAAACTTGAGGTTTCGGAGAACCAGGTCCCTAGTCGGCTCCCGGCCGGATTTGAGAATGTAGTTCACGACCTCAATCACGGCTTTATCGTCATTGAATGCCTGACTCAGGCTCGACTTCCCTTCTGTGAAGGAATCATACCTGTGTGGATTGACGTTGTCCAGATATGACAGGCCCACCTGCAGCTGAGGAAGCGGATCCCGGACAGAGATGCCCTCCAACCGTTTGAATATAGCCTGCACAGATTCGGATTCTGGCAAAAAACCGTCTTTCCTGATGAAACTTAGGATTTCTTTGGTATTTGAAAACTTCTCAGCCCAGCTTTTCAATTCGTCCGGAACATTTCTCAGCACTGCATCGCGATGCTGAGGGGTGCGATATCGATCCTTTGCCCTGCTTGCCAGCTCGCTCGAGTTCTTTGAACGCCATGCGGCATTTTGTTTTTGAATTTCGGCACGTCGACTGACGTCAGCGTATGCCGATTTTCTGTGAATTGCCGCATGACGGCGCTCGCAAGAGCGGCAAACATTCGGAACGTAGCCTGAAGATCGAGTGGCGAACTGTTCGGGAGGGAGGGGGCCGCAGTTTTTGCAAAGTCTCATATACGACTTTACACTCAAACATACAACCTCAAACATTTGTCTCAAACATGCAAAAGCCCCCGATCGTTTCAGCAATCGGGGGCTCAGCACTCGCAGCGAGCTATCAGCGCGTCACGATGAGCCGGACGAGGCCGCGGGGATTGTATGCCCCGATGCCGAGGTTCTCAAACATCGAGAACCCGATGGTACGCTCCTCCGGGTTGTCCGCAGAGAGCACGGTCAGCTCGGTTCGCACCGGGATTCGGCCGAACTGCTCGGGCTCGCAGCAAATGTACACAACGCCAGCAGGAACGAGACGCGAAACGATGAACTGGGCGTTCCAGCCCGTAGCCATCATGCCGGTCTTCCACAGGGTCGCCTGGCTCTCGATGTCGAGAACGTCGCGGCCGAACTTGCGGATGTCGGCGTAGTCGGTCGCGTTCATGTAGACGCGAGCGACACGAAGGTCATGGCGCTCGATCTCCGAGAAGGCGTCCGCGAGAACGGCCGGGGAAATCGGAGCAACCACCGGGATGTCGGGGTTCGTCCCGCCCGGGAGCGAGTCGAAACCGTTGATCGCGATGGCGTCCATGATCGAGAAGACGCGATCGTCTTCTGCAGCCTGGATCTGGGCCTTGCCGAGGTCCTGCATGCGCTTCAGGAGGTCGTAACAGCGCTCCTTGATCTGCGTAAGCGGTGCCTTGGGCAGAGCCGCGATCTCGAACAGCGGGAAAATCACGCGGCGCGGCTTCGCCACGGCGGTGATGCTCTCGCCTTCTTCGCCGATCACGTACGCAATCACGTCCGGGTCCTTGTCGTAGATCGGCAAGGCGCCGTCGGGGAGCTGCTCGACCAAGAAGGTCTTGCGACCAACGGACGAGTAGTCCCTGCGCTCGCGAAGGGGCTGGATCATCGACGAAGCGAGGCGCTTGCGCCCTGCCGAAGTACCGATGTACTTGTCGACGGTTTGTTCTTTGATGGTGTTGTCAACTACCTGTACGCCGAATGCCATGGTCGTACTCCTCTCAGTACTTGAGTTCGACGAACACTTCAGTGCTTGTCGAGTCAGGGGGTGAAAGGACGTAGCCCATGAGGGTCACATCAGGTTCAATGCAGGCGGACGCGGGGCCGGAGCCGGAAACTCCATCGATCCACGCGAACTCGTACGAGTCCTGCCACAGGTGAGTGAGAAGGCCGTTGACCGAAGCGTAAAGCTTCTGACCGAGCGAGTACACCGGCAACGGATCTCCGACCACAGCGCCGCCGCCGACGGCGGTGGCACCAGCTGCCGTCTGAATCTGGGTCTCGTAGATCTTGACGCCGACAGCGCCGCCACGAACGAAAGGACCCTTTCCAGACGCCACGCCCGGGGTGTTCTCAAACGCGTTTCCGAGCGCGTCGTTGATGAACAGCCCGATGGGGTGAGTGTTGACCACATAGGCCGCGCCCACGAGAACCGGGCCGCCGACCGTGTTCGACGCCTGATCGGGTCGAAGGAATGCGACTGATCCTCCCAGCACGCCCTTCTTCACATTCGTGGGAAGGGTTGTTGACCGTGCAAGGGCAGGAGTAGTCACGATGTTTGGGTTGTTCTGCGTAAACCCGTCCAACGCCAGGACCGGAATGGTGTCCTTGGTCAGATTGTACAGGATGCGCAGAGCCCCTTGGCTTAGGCGAAAGTCGCCTGACGCATTTCCACCGATGTTTCCCATGTTACCTCCAGCTGCCGTCGACCTGATCTCTTGACCATCCCACGATTTTCTTCAGAGTGGCTTCAGTCCGTTTCCGCGAAACCTTCGCTCAGTCCGATTATCGCAGTTCTTCCATTCGATCAAATCTTCGTCACTGTTAAATCGTCTGCGTATCCCGTATGTGTATTTCACCAACGTCCCCGACCCGGTGTGCCGGGGACGTCAGAAAAGTCTCAGTGTCCAGGACGCTCCCACAGAGATTCGAGGCTCTCGTCGACGGAAGCGGACTTCTGTGCTCTGACCTGACCGAGCTTCTTGGCGCCCTTGGTCGAAGCAGTTCGTTGATTGAAATTTCCCGCTTGAGCCGCATGGAACTCGCGCTGCGCGATGCTTTCTTCGGTGTCGAAGAGTCCATTGAGATCCGCCGCCATCGCCGGCCTGCCAATAGCGTCTTCTTCACCTTCGTCGAACGTGATGTCGACGGGAGGAGCGCCAGGAGCCGGAGGAGGAGGAGCTTGACCTTCTTCGCCATCGCCACCCTCAAAGAGTTGCTGAAGATCCTCAACGCCTTTTTCCTCATCAGCTGCTTCGCCGCCTGTTCCGGCTTCGACCACAGCATCCTTCACGATGGCTTCGAGCTTCTCGAAATCGGCGTCGGTAAGAACGCCTTCCTCTTCCTCTTCCTTCTCTTCCTTCTCGCCGTCTTCCTTCTTTTCGGCGGAAGTGACTTCCTTCTTCTCTTCCTTCTTCTCTTCCTTCTCGCCCTTCTCGAACTCCTTGGACTCGCCCTTCTCGTGTTCCTTCGTCTCGCCCTCCTCGGGCTTATCATCGGCAACACGCGAAGTAGCGACAACGCTCAGGATTCCCTTGAGAGTCGGGTCGTCGAGGCCATTGAACAGCGTCGCAAGACGCTCGATCGCAACTTCTTTGGCTTCCTCAGAGAGGATGAGGGCCGCCAGCTTCGTGCAGGCCAAAGCACGACGGAAGCGACCATTCTCCGAAAGAGCAGCAGGAGAGGTCTTGTCCATGCGCTTCATGGTGGAAACGAGAGCCTTCGAGGGAAGGTTCATCAAGTCGAGCGCCGTTTCTTCGATCAGCTTTTCGTCATTCGTGCGGAGGATGGCACGAGCAACGCGTTCGCAAGCAACAGCCTTGCGCTGGACAGCCGCGAGCTTGGCGTTGTCGTACTGACCACCCTTGCCCCAAGGGCGGGTGCCAGCATGACTCCAAGTGTCATCCCGGAATTCTGCGAAACCAATTTCATTTCGCTTTACGGCTCCGCCTGCGTATTCCTTTTCCACAGACGAACCGGTGTTGACGTCTTCCGCCCAAGACGACGGATCGCCGTTCTCGTACTCATTGACCGCCGGCTGCGGATTTCCGCCATCGCGGTTCATTGTGTAGAGATCGTCGGCGCGACGCTGAGTTGAAGCGCTGCGAGGTGTCTGCTTCCAAGTTGATCGCTGACGCATGGCCTAAAATGCCTCCTATTGGGGACTTTCTCTATCAATGCCTTAAAATTCAACCAGAGAGGCGATTTTGCCTTTCCAGATGAAGAACTTCTGTTCTTCAACAGACAAAGCTCGCCCGAGACGAATGCTGCACGCGGCAACAAACGAGTTCTTGCTCGGGTAAGCAGACGGAGCGCCGACATTCATCGCAGTCTTGTAAAGATTTGACGAGTATTTGCGTCCGTTCACGTGATCTTCAATCCATGAAAGGACTATCAAATCGCGTGCAGTCATATTATTGGCGCGAATGGCTTTCACCCCACCGCCATGAACTGTTCTATATGCGTCATCAGCCCATCGGATCAAATTTTGATTTGTAAATGCTTTGCGGAGTCTGCGAGAAAACTCGCGAGACGACCTGACGATATTGTCGTTTCCGCCGCCAGAAGACTCCCAGTCATTGGTGGACGGAGCGATGGTCTTCACATCTTCAGGCTTCGGGGAGAGCTTTTCTTCCAAACTCTTGACGAGATTCTGTAACAAAAGACTTTGCGCCTTTTGCACCATTTCATCAAGTCCCTGACCCTGGCCACCGCCCTGACCCTGGCCTTGACCGCCCTGGCCCTGACTTGGCGTGCCGCCGCCACCACCACTGCTTCCCCCACCAAGACCACCAAGGTCTCCGCCACCGCCCTGACCCTGGCCTTGACCGCCTTGTCCAAGGTCTCCAAGATCTCCAGGATCTCCTTGGCCTCCGGCCTGACCTTGGCCTTGACCGCCTTGTCCAGGGTCTCCAAGATCATCCGCGGGGGCCTGTCCCTCTGGAGCAGCAGCTTGACCCTGACCCTCTTGACCTTGTGCTCTTCTTCTCATTGAAGCGGCTCGTTTCAATTCGTCAGGATGTGACTCGTTTTGACGAACTTCGTAGATTTTGGCTGCTTCGCCAAGCTTAGACGCCACCGCGACAGTGTCGGCGTTCAAGAAATTGCGACGAACAGCTCCTCGAAACGCTGGGTTTTTCACCCAAGAAGCTTCGATGAATTGATTCGAATTCGGAACACTCACGTGTCCGATCAGTTCCGAGATCGGATGCTGAATGCCGTCTTCGTCAGCAAACGGATTGCCCTTGCCTTCATATTGAACACAGGGGCAAAGCTGCGCGTCGTCCGCTGCGATGTTCCCGCATTTGGTGCATATAGTAAACAGAGAAATGCAACCCATGCTCAAAGCCGACATGTCTCCTGAAAGAATGTCCGACACGAGCTTGCCGTGCTTGCGATCCGTGCCGACGAGAATGTCGATATAACAGGTGTTCCCAAGATCGCGAGAAATCGCGTCGATTATGAACCCTTTCGACAATTCAGGAAGCTGGATGTGCTCCAGGTAATTCGGCGCACCGATGAACGTGCGGTATGTCGCCAACAATAGCGATCGCTCCCAAGCGTCTCCATTATTATTGACGATCTCGTGACCTTCGGGCTTGATTCTGTAGTCCGGATAGCGAACCTCGATCTGAACTCCGCGATTTGTCGCCCTGCCAGTCTTCACTCCCTTTGGAGCATATGTGTCGACAGAGGCGACGATCGTGGCGTGACTAAGCAGATACTGCTTCGGATCGGCCTTGCGAAGAATTACGTTCGCGACCCGATTCACATGATTCTTAGGAACCGCGCCTTCGTTTTGAGCACGAATTTCGTCCATCCATCGTTCGAATGGTACGTCTTTGGCTGTGACTATGGCATGAGCGTATCTGCGAGAGGCCATGCCAACTCAAACCAATAGTAAGTCTATCAATGTCGAAAATTAGCGCTTGATGAGCTTGCGCAAGATTGGTAAGAGGGCGGGACGGAGTTCGGGGCGGGAATGCGCGACGTGGATCGCCTTCTTGATGAGCTTCTGGGCATCGGCACCAAGCTCATGACCCCAAGGAGAAGAGTCGCGTTCCCAAGTGCGATCCCCTGGTTCGACAACTGCGCTCGGTATTTCAGACAGTGGCACTTCGGCAAGAGCGGAAGGACCCCCGATCATCTCAGACCCGCGAGGGATCCCGCCAGCAGCGCCAGAAGAAATCTCTTGCTCGAGCAAAGCTTTGACTTCGTCAGTCATGGGACCGGGTTGGATCGATTGATCGATCATTTTCAGAACTTCGGACGGCTGAAGCCTCCATCCGGTTGTCTCTCTCGTGCCATGTCCGTCGACATTCGTATGGATCCAGTCCCATCCGCCTTCGCGGTTTTCCACAAGCTCAATCTGATCGGACTGATTGGAGAGGTTCTTCTCTCGACTGATCATGTCCATCTTGAATCTACGATCGGCTGCTACGAGAGTCCGAAGGTTCTCAGAAAACTCATAAGCAATAAGAGGGTCGATACTGTCAAGTTTGCACGCGATCTTATAAAGAGCATTCATGTGAGCAAGCATCGGAGACCTCTTAGAAGTCACGCAACCAGATCGCGTGGATGAATTGTAAACCCACAGCTCCTGCACGCCATCACTTTTTGATTCTGACGAAAAGTTCTTGGCTTGAGAGTTGATTTGCACCGAGGACAGGTGAAGACGCCGGAAGCTCTTTCTTTCCGAGTAACGCGATACCTGCGCTTCGAATCATGCCAGTATACGGCCATTCGCCTCGCCGTCTCATACAAATTTGCCACGGTCCTGCGCACCGCGTCGGTGCCGAATTCTTCGCCGAATTCGGCACTCAAACTCTTGAAAGCTTCCATCTCGCTCGATCCGTGGTGCATGAGCTTGCACGCGAATCGCCACATCGACATCGTCCTGCGCTCGTAGCCGGAAGCAATCTTTGCGGACATCGCGGAATACCCGGGGTCCGGTTCGTCCCCATAGATTCCGTGCCTGGCCGAGTCCCAGTTGGAATACCACTGGTTCAGGTCCAGGATGTTTTTGACATCCTTGGTGAGAATGGGATTGAGCGTAGACGGATACTCCTGCTCAGCTCCCCACGGCCACTGAACTGTCACCACGCCGGTTTCAGCATTGGCAAACAGCACACGGCCATAGTATGGCGCGGGAAGCATTTCCCGGAGACTGGCCTTTTGGACCACGTCTCCGGTTTTGAAATTCCGCGCCAGAGCCCTTTCGTCTACGAATGCCATCACAAGCCGCATTTTGACCTCTCGTGCCGCAAGGAGTCCAGAACTCTGGACTCACGGAGCCCAGGTCTTTTCCGGCTTCTGCGCTCCCTGCCTGGTGCTCTTGCCAGCTGGCCCACCCTTCCACGAGGGCTGCTGCTTCGTTCCGCCGGCGTATTGGTTCAGATCACGAACCTGGTACTCGTCGCGATCTGAAACGGTGGACGTCCGATCGACGTCGAAGTTCCCGATCTGCTTGGCATTGAAAGATGCCGGCGTGGTATGCATGTACGGCTCATCCTTGTCGGACTGGATGACCTTGTTCGGATTGTCGAAGGTGGCCATGTACGGCTCATCCTTCTCGCGCTGCAGCACTTTCGCCTGACGGTTGCGGAACGATTCCAGACCAAAGGTGGCAATCTCGAATCGATCCGAGAAACCATCGATGTTGGAGCAGAGATCAGCCGCGAGACGAGCGTCGATATGGCCCTCTTTCGCGAGCCTTCCGATCTCACTGGCGGTGTGTTCAAGATTCGTCAAAACTCTGTTGGCGAGGCGCTTTTCCATGGTTGTCTCCGAGTCTTCCTTTTCGCTCACATAGAAGACGTAATCACCAGTTGATGTCGCTGGCAGCCAGAATGACGGAAGCCTTCTTCTTTTTAGTCGGCTTGTCCTTCTTTTTGTCCTTCTTGTCTACCTTCTTCACAGGCACAGAAGGCTCCGGCGCCTCTTCCTTTTTGGGCGCCTTCTTTTCTACCTTCTTCGCCTTCTCGTCCTTCTTCAATTTCTTGGCCGCGGCCAGAATGATCGGAATGTGCTTCCGAAAACTCGGCCTATCGTAAGCCAACTGAATCATGACAGGCAGAAGTTTGGCACTTCCCAACGCCGAGATCTTGGAGCCTTCCGGCTTTGTGCTCTCGAGCGAGGACATGCCGGACAAAGCTTGCTCGACCAATCCGTCGAGTTCTTTGCCCTGCAACGGCGGAAGCTTCCTGTCCTTGCGCACCTGATTGACGACCTTCTCGATCAGCTTGCGCTCGTCATCCTGTCGATCGCCTTGCCCCTGTCCTTGTTCTGGAGCCGACTCCGGCTCTGCAGCAGTTCGCATGAGTGCGTAAACGTTCTTGATGATCTGCACAGACAAGTCAGGATGATCGGAACGAAGGCTGTCCGCAATCCTGAGAATCGCATACGCTGACGAATTTTCGGCCATGGCGGAAGCCTTTCTAGCTTTCTTTGGACCAGTGAGAAGCGTCTCGTTGAAAAGGTCATAGTCCCAACCAGCCAGCCGATTTAACAGCATGCCATAGGTCATGGCATCAATTTTAGACTGGTACAGGCCGCTATCAGCGGTGCCGATAGCAAGATCGAGAGCGGCTCTGACCGGAGCGTCTCCCGGGTTCTCTCCCCATCCGTACTTCAGCCAGTCCTCTCCAAGGTATTTTTTGGCCGACGCGATGATGGAATCATAGTGATCCTTGCCGAAATACCGCTTGTCGTAATTCTTCGGCGAAGAACCAGGGGGGTCCGTCGGGTGTCCCTGATATACGATGCCGTGATAGGCGGCTGACTTATTCATCATTCTGCGACAAACAGCTTCATAAGAAGCTGCTGACACTCGGGACGCGATGAAAAACACGGATCCAGTCTGACTTGCGGGTCTATTGCTCTCCTCTTCCTTGTGTTTCTTTTCCGTCTCTTCGAATTCTTTAGCAGCTTCGTCAGGATCAGCGTGCCAAGGTCTGCTTTTCTTCTCCCGCTCTTCGCGCCTCTTCCTAAGTTCTTCCATGGCATCCTGAACCTTTTCCGTTTCAGGACCCTGACCCTGACCCTGACCCTGACCCTGACCCTCAGTTTTACCCTCTGGTGACTTTATCTCGCCCTCGGATTCTTTTTTCTGGCTTGTTTCCGGTATGGCCTTCCCGGTTCCCTTGCACTTCCGACAGTCACCGTTGTCTTCAAAGGGATCAAACCCACTTCCACGGCATTCTGAACAGTTTGTCGGGTCAGCGTCTTGCTTGTCCCAGTACCTGTCTTCAGACTCGGATTCTTCAGATTCCGACTTTTCGGACTCCGACGTTTCCACGCCGTATCCCTCCATGGCAGCTTGGATCTCTCTCGGTATCTTCCCGTATTTCTCTTTCAACTGATCAACAATGGCAGACATGTAAATGCCGGGGTCGGCGGGCGGAGCAGGTCTTTTCATGAATCCATTGATCTTTTCAAGTACTGCTCCCCAATTCCCCTCGGACACATCCACACGCCCAGAATCGTCAGTCTTGAACTGACTCACCGCTTCTTGCCAAACATTCATGATCTTCGACAGGTCTGCCACGGCGTTTACCTGTTCAAGAATCTCTTTCCTCTTCTTTTCATTCCGCATGGCTTTCGGAGTGATGCTGTTCGGATTTCCGTAAAGAGCAGCCCATGCGGTGGCCATGGTTACGAACCGACCAACATCTTCTTCCGGAAACGGGGTGATAATTTCCTTCGAACCCAATATTGCCTTGATCGATTGTTTGTCCGAAATTTGACTGCCACGCGCTCTCATCACAGGTTCTTTGATCGACTCCGGGAGGTTGATCTTCATAGCAGCTTTTTTCAAGGCTTCGACTATCCCGGCACGCTTGAACAATCCCTTGTTCAAGTCCCAAGCTTCCGCTATGGCCTTCGGCAAGTCAGACTCTGACTTGAATAATTGGAAGTATTGGTCTGACGCATCCCGTATCGCGTGATCATACTGACTTAACTGGAACGCGCATTCTTCCGGCTTCGTCTCAGCTTTATCCCTCAGATCTTGCGCCATACTCTCATGAAAGGCTTTTGCAAACTCCGGGCTAACCCTGCCGAGACGAGCTCCTAAAATCCTGATCTGCGCCGTCAAGTCTTTTGGCGTTCTCTTTCTCCCCTCTTTCTTTTCTTTCTTTTCTTTTTTCCCCTTGCCTGCGGCAGACTTATAGTTCAAAGACGTATCTGGATTTTTATCAGATCGGACGTCTGAGGTCATATCCGGGTCATCTTGCTCAATACGTTTACGACGGTTCCAAGTCGCAGGCAATCCTATGCCCGCGTCATCCCGACTATGGGGCCGGTCTCTGTGACCAGTCATATGCTCTTCGACGTCTTGTTCTTCCCGTTCGCTCAGACTCTTGCTGTCATCAGCGACCCGAGCATCGAAAACCGACAAGAACACATCAAAGACGTCCATGCTCAAATGCGAATATTCAAAGCTTAGACCGGTCCGCTATCTTTTCCGAAACGATCACCTTCCTCTGTGACCGTGAGCCCCATATTATCCGCAACCTTTTTCATCGCGTCAGTCTTGGAGGCTAGATCGGTACCGATCTGAGTGTATAGAGACCTGATTATCTCGTTAAATGTCGCATCCTTCGGAGTCATCAAGTCCCGCTTGAGCAAAATATGCGCGTCTTCCGAGTCGATGTTCAACAGCTCATAGATATAATCGATGGGCATCGACCCCTTCTGATACAAATTGAACATGAAGTCTTGCATTTCGGTGTTGTCGCGCAGAGCCAAACGAGTGAATTGGAGTTTTGGGAACAACAAATTCTTGTTCCCATATTCATCCTCTTCCCAAAATCCCTTCTTCTCCGCGACAGGAGCAAACAAAGACTGCTCCACGAAGTCAGCCAGGGTTTCACGATAGAGCAGGTACATAGTATTCATCACATCAAGATGGATGCGTTCTCCCGAATATGTGGACTCGCCGGTCAACATCGATTCAGTAATGCGCAAACCAATGAACAAAAGCTTGTTGGTGATGTCATATTCCGTGGATAGGTCCAAAAGCCTATCCCTAGCTCCGACCTCGTCCCAATGAACTTCGAAGTTCGTGATGATGGTGAAATCCGGGTCAACAAGGGCTTGATCGATCTGGTCCCTCAAATCGTCAACATCTGGCTGCGACATTTTGTCGCCCCAAATGATGCGTTTTGGCGTCATCGCGCGGGAAGCGATGGAAGTCTGCGCCTGACGAAGTTTGTCCTGATAAAGGAGCGTTCGAAGGCAACGTTCCAAAATCGACACGCCACGATCGTCGTACGGACTACGCTTATGCGCCAAATGGAAGCAAAACGACGAACACAAGAAATCGTCGTACGGAGTCGTATTCAGGGGTATCGGCTGTCCGCTAAGGAGGTTTTCCCTGATCTGCTCAGGGATACCTTCGGCAATCTTCTGCGCTTCGGTGTCGTTCTGTTCTTGAGCCTTTAGGACAGCGAGTCTGTCCTTCTCGCTCGGAATTAGCTCCATTTGAACACGGTTCGTATATTGGAAAATCTCGAGTTTAACCTGTTCAGGCGGCAAAATCTGCAGACGTTGCCACCCTTCATACTTTCCTTCCACAAATTTCTGTATGGCTCGAGAACGTTCATTTTTAACGTCGTCCTCTGAAGATTCCTCTGAGAGTTCCTCTGAAGATTCCTCTTGCTCTTCGCCTGTATCTTGTTCTTCAGGTCGAACACCGTCTGGACTCTGAGAGTCCGGCATCAGATTTTCCGGCATTTCTCCGGTCAGATCGTGATCCTCACAAAATATGAACACGTTCCCGTGCAACCAGTACTCGTGCGTCACGTCGTAAAGAACCTGGAACAACCGCAAGCGACGACACATTCTCTCAAAAAAGTGCAGGATCTGCTTATTTCGAGTTATGTCTTTTCCCTTCGGAGCCGAAAGCCGAATCTTAGACATCGGAACATCGGTGTGAAAATCTATGCCGGCTCCGATGATGGGATGCGTGCTATACCAGAATCTGAGAAGTTCGCGCTTTTCGCGCTCAGACTGCGGGAGCTCGAGAAAGTCCGTCGAAAGCTGCGGACTGTAAAAGTTCTGATCCGCCGTGGAGATCGCTTGGGAGCTAGAATTTCCCATATCTCCGTAGTATGCGGCGATACGGATCGATTGGCTCTTCGCCTCACGACGAGCTTGTTTCTCCAGTTTGGTGAGTGGCGTTCGCGCAAGATTCTGCTGATCGACGCGCGTGACTTTCCCACTCAACTGACTTGGTTTTACGCCAACTTTCTTTGCCATGGTCTAGCTCACTCAAAGACTGGTTGTGCGCGTTTGTCGCTGTCAGCCAGCGTGTCATCCCGTTCAGAAGCGCATGCCTTCATCCTAGACACGAGGCGGTCCAGGTGTTGGCGAGCGGGAAACACGACGCCCAAGATGACTTTGACGCGCAACCTGTGCGCCAACCTCAGGTCTCCGGACATATCCTGCTGCCTGATTTCCTTGTCGAGAGCGACAATTTTTTCCACGGCTTGACCTAAGAGAACAGAGGCTTCAGACACTTTAGCCGCAATTTCCAGATATTTGTTGAAGATGTTTTCGAGAGCGTCTCTGCGCTCTCGACGGTTGGCTTCAGCTATGGCCTTTGCCCGAGATTTGTCTTTGGACTGAACAACGTCTGGCATGATCAAACGTTACCTGAAATCTTGATAGCTATTTTGTTGAGCTTTCTGGCGCTAAGCACGTTGCTCATGCATTCTTCAAGAATCTCGACATGATCATGGTCTCCCTCCATGATTTTGCGCCAAAACCCGCCCGCTTTCCAAAAGAGCTTGCATACGGAAAGTATTTCTTCTTCACTCAAGTCCTCGCCAGGTCCCCAAGTGTGCTTGAGAACCTGTTCGATGACATGCCAGGCAGCAGTGTCTTTTATTCCGACGCTCACGCGATGGAAATTTGATAACAGGGCTATCTTCTACCTGGAGCCATTCGCAGAGGATCGGGGCCGCCATGCAAACGCTGACGCATGCTGTGGAACCTCCGGTATGACGACGGCATTGGAGTTTGTTGAAGAGGGGATATGATGTGTCGAATGCTGGTCTCCAAAATGCCAGGATGAAGTTTGATGTACTCGGCGGCCAGCATGACTCCGCGGATCAGCGCATCGGACATGTCGTCATGCTTTCCGGAAATTTTCGGAGACTCCACGATGGTGATGTTTTTGCCACCGGACGTTGCCTGCAGTTCAAGCAGTTCGGTTATGAGAGGAGAGTGTTTCAGAACCGTGGAATCAGTCACGACTGTCGTCGCGACAGGATAATCATATAAGCTCAGCTGTCTGCCGAACATGCACATTTTCGTCGTATGAAACGCGTGTGAAGAATCAGCGACTGAGAAATTCCTCATTTCAAACTGCTTCAACCCGCGTTTATGCAACTCTTGTTCGAAAATCGGTCCAGCCCATTGATCGAACACACCCTTTTCAATGTAGAACCTCGTAGACAGAGCTCGAAACCACTCTGCGATCTCGGACATGTCCAAACGCGAAATGTGCCCGAGTTGTCTTACGTAATCCGTCAGCGGATTTGTCAAGTGAGGATTAGACTCTTTCCAATCCTTCTTCGCATACCAAACTTCGTGGTATGCCAACTCGATTTTTCCGTCGACGAAATGCATTAAAGCTATCGCAGTCCCGTCATTCACGATGCCGAAGTCGACGCCGGCCCAGTACAGCTCCCGTGGCAGTCCTCTGACTATCGGCTTGAGATTTGGTTTGACGCATTCCAACAAATCCTTCTGGTCTTCAATCCACCCACGAACTCGGTCCGAAAACTCGGCCCCATGCTCGGTCATGAATGACTTCGGGTCTTTGTTGAACTCGACTTCGTAGTAACTCTTGTCGAGAGTCGGATTCACTTCCCAAGTCGGGGCTTGAAGCATCAGCATGTTTCGAGCAGCGGCGCCGCCGCCCAAAGACGTCTGATACTGCCTGTAGAAGAATCCGTCCCTCGCATCCGGAGACGAAATCATGATGGCTCGACCGTCGGATGGACCAAGAGGCTTGTGCTTGTTTTTCGGATCTTTCGGAGAAAATTGGGCGATAGACGGGTTGATGGCTCGGTATACTTTATCGGCCGACGAATTGTGATTCGTCATACCCTGCGCGATATATTCGTGCCCATCCGGCACAAACAAGTCCGCGACGTCAGCTTCATTATCTGACACTGAAACTACCCTGTCCCAGTAATAATTCGTCTGGCAGATATGATCGAGCTCGGCTAGCGTTCGAGAGTCAGCTCCAAGCTTGAGGCCAAGATTGACCAAATGTCTGGCCGAATTGTACGATATGGAGCTGCGCCGCCGTGGGTCGGCAGAACTAGAGCAAAGTCGCGTCATACGCGTTCTAGCATCATTGCCACGACACAGCTTTTTTGCTTTCGGGACCGATTTCAAAATCTCCCGAAGGCGTTCAGTTTGATGCGGGATTACGTTGGATGCATCGCGACCAAAACGCACCCCGCAAGCCAAATCCGCCTGCTTCCTCGGAGTCATGAATCCTATCTCGCGCGCAAAGATCTTGCGAGATTCATATCCAATCAGACGAAGATAATGATACTGCCGCTTATACTTACGGTTCCACTTGCTGTACCAACTAGCCGTGATACCAAAGTCTAGCAACAGAAGTTGCACCTCACGTATCAGCTGCATACTGGCAGACGCGAGCGTAACAGTTCTGCCCCCCTGCTCGCACCCGCCATCGGTCTCAAACAATCCACGAAGAAACGCCGCCACGACCGACTTCGGACTTCTAAAAACAACCCAAGGCACAGACTTCGTGCTTTTGGTCACGTCTAACCGGTAGCCAAGGCCGTCCAGGAAAGTCCTGAACGGCTGAGAACACTTAGTGACTGACCATGGAGACACTTCGCATGTGTTGTGTTCATGAGGTGGCTTGTGGCTGGTGCGAAAAGTGTCAAAATACCTAGCAAAGTGTGCCTGTACAAGGGGCAAAAACTGCTCGCACCCGCCAGTCATCTGAACGAGATTGTCATCTTCTCCTGAGCACCAGGTGCCATCTCCGACAAGCATTCCCAAAAACTCGCCGAGCTGAATGTCGACAAATTCAGGAATCATAGCCACCTGCGTGCGTCGAACATGCTTGGCGCGTCGAATCTTAGAACAGTTCAGATCGTGCTCAGGCCAAATTCGCGCAGACCGATTGATCCCTATGTAGTCCCCGACTCGAATATCGCGCACGTATTTCCATTCAATGTCGCCACCACTGGACATCACCTTCAGTCGATGCTGGTGTGTGGGATCAATGGAGTAGCGCGATTTGGTGGTGATGCTCCTCACCGACTGCTTACCGCCATAATAAACACGAGTAGCCAAAGTGCCGCGTCCGGACTCTTGCAAAACTTCGATCGGTCTAATGTCAGTCCACCCAATCCTGGATCTGTCCACCCCATTGGCATCGAGTATGTCGTCAAGAGTACGAGGCCCGTCCGACGTCTGAATTAGGCTGGAGAGCTTCAGACATTTTCCGTCGTCCACGAAAAATGCGATCTCGTCCAAAATGTAACAAATGATGCCTCGGCCGCGGAGCCCTTTCGCTATCGAGCTCTTGAACGTGGCCGCTATGGTCGATCTTCCGTTCTTCCCATACCTCTTGCGGTCCTGATCGGTTTGAAACCGCATGAACGTCTGGGTCTGATTGGTCATGGACGATTTGAAATAATCGACGTTGTCTACGTATCCGGACATGTCTCCGTAAACGATCGAAGCCTGTTCCTTGTCGTTGGCGACGCAAAGGACTCGAATTTCGCTATTCACAGGGATGCCGTAATGACCCTGAGGGTTCCTGCGTCGAAGAAGCTTGTAAAGCTCGTAGGAAGCTATGATAGCGCTCAGGGTGGATTTCCCAGACCGTCGTCCGAGCACCAGAATCAACTCGTGCCTTACATGATTGACGTCTTGAACTCTGATGTTGCAACGACCCTGATCATAAAGAAACGCCAGATACTCAACTTCGGTCAACTCGTGCAAAACGCGCGTGTTGAACCTGTCGGTTATCTTGATGACCTTTTCTTTGTCATCCAACGGGATGTTGTAGTACAACTTCAGGACGAACTTCTGAGCGGGGAACAAGCCGTTCGGAAGAAGTTTGAATCTCTCAATGAAGTCGATGATGGAAAGAAAACTTACGCTATCGTCATCTTTCCCGACATTCTTTTCATCCAGGAAGCTGTCTATGACGCCGACAAGTTCACTTTGTTGCTTTTTCTCTGTGCTCGGCATGTCACGATTCCATGATTACGTCCACAATCGATACGGGACAAGGTTCACCGTCGATGTGTTTATTGCATGCGCAACAAACCAGACCACCACAGGCCGAACATGACTCGACATCATCCGACGATTTCCACGGGAAGTTGCAAATTCCCGAAAAGACTTCTTCGTCACACTGACGGATCACATCGCAGTATGCCTGGTCAAAGATGGATACGTGATTCATGATTCCATCACGTTGGATATGTCCCATATCGGACAACACCCTTCCTTGTTT